TTTGACTTATTATTGGCCCGGTGGCGGTTCCTGGCCCCTCAAGTTTATGAGGAAGTGGACTTATTTCATTTTGGAATCCTGATGGACCATAATAATCTACAGGAACTCCAGATGTATTCATCTCCATAGGTGGTCTAGATTCTTTAAGTCTATTTGGGGCAAAATGGTCCAACTCGTTAATCCAATCCTGTTTTGTCCGTAAGTTTGGATCCCTTAATACTGCATCTATATCTTCTCTACTACTCAATAAGGATAAAGGATTATCGGTTCTGAATCTCGTTGGATCAAAAGACATTCCAGGTTCAGTCATTTTACCTGCAGGACCAACTTGAGGATTAACAGTCTCCCCATAATATTTAACTATACTTTCCCAGCCTGGACCATATTCATCCAGCATTTTTTGCCTGAAATAATCTTGTTCCTCTAATAACATATTATCTCCTATCCTTTAGGCTTTAAACATTCCACCACTTAGTGCAGCACCACCAAGACCAACTCCCATTCCAATCATATTCATCAGATCAGATTTACCCTGGCCCTGTTGTGTTGAGGACCCTGAGGTTTGCCATGGGGTACCTCTTACTCCAGCCATGTAATTGTTCATCATATTTGGTTTCCAATTTTCCATACGATTGAATTCATTATACCCGAAATTATCTGCAATGTTCTGCTGGTTCTGTTGATTCAGACCATAATTACCAAATGCATTTGACATATTCATTTGATTGTTCATATTATTTTGACCTGCAGCCATGTTCATAGCACCAAAACCTAGATTGGCCTGGTTGTTTGCATTGGTAATAGCAATATTCCTATTCTGATCCTGCCCCATCCAATTCATACCCTTATCATAGGAATCGGCATCTATTCTTGTTGCTGCTGCTAAATAATTATCCATTGCTTTTGCACCTCCAACACCTTCAGCAACTCCATGTCTGGCTCCACCAAAAGCATTCTGTCCTGCTGCTCCACTTCCTACTTGATTTGACATCATTGCTAGGGATTCATCGTAATCCTTTTTTAAATGTCCTTTCATTGCATCCCCATACTTAGACTGATAAGCACCTGGACCACCACTCCTGTCCATAGCACCAATTTGTTGGGAATTCATTCCCATAATATCATTTAGTTTGCCCTGGTAACCAGCAGGACCACCATACCCAGTGTTCATTCCAGTGAGCATATTATATTGTTGAGTCTGGGCAGTATTTGGACCCTGAGCACCAGGAACATTACCTCCATATGCAGTTGGGTCCATCATACCCTTATACTGATCCAAGCCCCATGTTCCTGCAGTTTCACCTGCTGCTGAACCGCTAGTTGTTTGTGATGTTTTGGTTAAGTCTTTAGGTTTTCCACTAAATATATCTCCCATCTGGCCTAATGCGTGGGAAAATGATCCTCCAAATGCCATGTTTTCTCCTCTTATGGTGCTACGTAGTATGGGTTAGTCGATGCAATTACTGGTCTTCCATCTGAGTCCACTCTTGCATCAGTTCCAGTTGATAATAATTCTGATGCGCTTAATGCACCAGCTTCACTTACTACAATCTGCCACCACTTGCCATTTGGCAGGGATTGGAGACAAATAGATCCTGTTGTAAAAAAATTGTCTTGGTCCAATTTAAAGTTCTGACCGTCTGCCTTCACTAATACCTCATTTAAAACTGACTGAGCAGATGAATCATATTCTGGAGTAACTGGAGGTATAATCATCTCCTACCTCCTGGACTTACTTCTGCTCGGATAGATCCAAGTTCCCAGTATTGATCAAAACCGGATTCCACCCTGTAGGTAAACTGTCTCCCCTGCTCCCGAACATCTGTATAACCATCTGTAGCCAGGTTATAATTGGAAGATGTAGATTCAGTACCATTTGGTGTATAGGATGTTTTGAACTTAAAACGCAAACCATTATCACCAACTCCTACAGTATCAGTTACAAGTTGGGTGACATTTGCAATATTTTCTCCATCCCCAATTTCCATTACAGTTTCTGCAAAACATAATCCTACATCATTAGTAGCACTTGTCCCAGTTACCCGGTTCCGGTTGAAATCTGAGACCTCTGCATTGGTTGTTGCAACTTGACTTGTTGTTCTTCCGGATGCAGACACATCAATTTCATGTTCATAGATAACACCATCATCGGCAATACCAATTGGGTTATCATATACACCAGGTGATCCCTCTGCAAATGCTGTTCTGCAAAGCTCACCAACTGACCACCATCCTTCTGCATAATTATAGGTTGCATACTTTAGAATCTCATCTGAATCTGAAGATGCATACCACCAAGTCACTTCAAAAAATTCTGGATTCATCGAAGCATATATTTTAGAATCCTGTACCCTATTAATATCTTTAAAGATATGATCCTGCACATCACACTTCAATGGTTGAACTGAACCCTGGTACTGAAAGAATCCACCATGAGACATCCAGAATGCTTTATCTCCAACTGCAATCATTGACCTATTTGAAATACTACCGCATGCATCACCGATTTTCTTCCTACCATATACATATGGCATCCCAACCCAGTCCACTGCATGAAGGTCTGTTGAAGTCCATACCAAAATTCTATCGCCAACTGTTTTACCAGACCTAATTTCTCCGGCTGAATCTATTTCAAATGAACCTGCCTGATTAGTTGCAGTTGCTCCCCATGTTTCTGCATCTTCTGCATCAGACCATTTGATCATTCTTTTATTACCACCAGCTCCGAATGCAAATAAGTGTCTCTGTTTTGATACAAGGATTGCAGAATTTTTTCTTGGTGCTCCTGGAATTACTGTGGCCTTCGTGGCAGTTGGTGCTGAGGTACTTGGGTCCCATTGAAAAATCCTGCCATCTGCTGTTGACATTCCAACCAGGTTTTCTCCCCAGAGATCAAATATCCAAGATGCTGCTTCCAGAACTAGGGATGAGGTACCAGCATTTTCATTACCATATCTTCTAGCTCTTGTTATTGTTATTTCTTCGGGTCCAGCTGCCCAAATACCAGATGAACTATATACGGCAGTTCCACCACCATCTCCAGCTATTGCATTAGAAGATGGACCAACTGTTATAGATTTTTGAGTTGGACAATCTACAATTCTATGTGAATATGGATAAACTTTATTATTTCTGGAGTCACTTGATCCTGTTACCCAAATTTCATCTCCAGGTGCAAAAGGAATTGGACCATCTTCAAAAGTAACTGATGGATATGATGTTATTATATCATCTGATAAAATAACCGAAGCACTTGTAATTGTATCAGGGGCAGTAAAAGTAAAATCTGTTCCTGTTGCAGTTGCTCTGGTTACAGTTCCACCAAAATCACCTGTTCCAAAACCCACTCCGATTGATCCATCTGAGTCGCCTGATACCAAAGCTACTTCAGCAGGAATTGCTGTTACAACTGGAGTTATATCTGATGCAGTTCCTGACAGGGATGTGTATATATAAAGATTAGAATTAGTTCCAATAGCCAACCATCTTGCACCTTTAAAGTCTCTCCAGGTTATCATGGCCCTACCAATACCAGTAATTGTCGATCTAATAACTTCCTCCCAACCACCTAAAGGTTGTAACCTGCCATTTTTCCAACGAACCAGATTACAGTCGGACCATCTACCTTTTACTCTGTATGGAGTACCATTTTTAAAAACACCAGGAGGTGGTTGAAATGGAATTAATTTACCCACGGAATCGCCATTCGTTACAGTTTAATTTTACTATTACTGCTAATTTTTTTGCTTCCTCTACTGACATATTTTGTATCTTTGTAACATTATCATAAACCACTCTCATAATATCTACTGCACAATCACATAACTGGTAGTATATGTGTTGTGGGGTTTCCATACTCTGATGTGCTATTGAACAAGCTTGCCACAGTTCTCGAATGTGTTCCGTCTTGAAGGATCCAGGTGATTTTTTCGAAGTCACAGCGGTTGAGGGGAAGAGTAAAGTCAGGCTCAAAAATACACTCAATGTTAGAATCTTCAAGTTCAAAAATAATTTCCATTTAACCATATGTCCAAACTGTGGGTCTTGGTCCTTCATCAGGAGTCAGACTATCAATGTGGCAGAATCT